AACTGAAAATTCTATGAAAGATATTTCTAATCAGTTAAAGAAAATGACTTTAGAAGAACAACGTTCTAGTGTTGAAGCCGAAAAGTTACGTCAAGAATACAGTAAGCAACATAGAGCGTTACAAATGTATCAACGACAATTGAATTCAACTGAACAAGAGATGAAACAATTCGGTACAACGACTAAACAAACGATTTTCTCAATGAAAAAGATTAACGATGTTCTAGGTACAATGAAACGTCAACTTAACATTGCAAATATGGCATTTCAAAGTACAGAAAAATCTACAAGTAGTTATAAGAATTATTTAAACCAACTCAACAAAGTTATTCAAAAGCACCAAAATACAATTAGAGTATTAGAAGGTCGTTATCAGAAGGTCGCTAGAGAACAAGGCGTTATGAGTAAAGAAGCGTTAGAGTTAAAAGAGAAAATCTTACAGGAAAAAGCAATTTTAGGGCAACTAGACAATCAATATAAGAAAACGACTATGGAAGCTAAACGATTTGCATTTGAACAAAAAACATTAACATCTTCAATGTCTGAAATTCGACAAAAAATGTCGCAGGTAGCACAATCTTTAACAATTAGTGCTAATAAATTCAAAATGAGCGGTCAAACTGCTCAAGCATATAAAGCGCGCATTTCTGAATTGAACAATGGAATGAAACAACAGCAACTTATTGTTCAAAATTTATCAAGACAGTATGACTTTGCTAAAAAACAATATGGTGCAACTAGCCAAGAAGCACAACAACTTAACGTAAAGTTATCTGAAGAACGTTTGAAATTAAAAGAGCTAAATACTCAATTAAATCAAACAACACAAGCACATAACCGTCTAGAAATGGAACAAAAACAAGGCATCTCTTCTATGGCTCAAATTAGAGCGAAGATGTCACAGTTTAACGATACGTTATCTCTATCAAGAAGCAATCTTGCTCGTGCAGGGGAAAGTGTAAAAGCCTATGGTAATCATTTAAATACACTTAAAACTAACATGTCAGAGCAACGTGTAGTGTTAAGAGAATTAATTGCACAATACAATCATGTAGCCACTGCACAAGGACGCGACAGTCAAGAAGCTAGAGAATTATCTAGTGCTATCACTCAACAAAAAATTAAGATGAATGAACTTGAGAGCGAACTAGATCAAACTACACAAAGTTATAAACGACTAGAAACAGAACAACGCAACGCAGAACGTTTATCTTCAACTGGCTTTGGCAGAAGTATTCAAAGTGTCAATAAATATAAAGATTCAATTAGAAATGTAGGCTCTACTATGAGAAGTGTTGGATCTACTTCAATGCTTTATATGACTATGCCAGCAGTTGCAGGTATGGGAACAGCTATTAAATCATCAATTGAATGGGAACAAGCTTTAGCGGGTGTTGCTAAAACAACAAATATGAGTGGTAGCGAATTAAATAAAATGGGCAATGAAATTACTAAAATGAGTAATACAATGCCATTCGCTGCAACAGAAATAGCAGGTGTAGCAGAAGCTGCAGGACAACTAGGTATCAAGAAACAAGATATTACTTCATTCACTAGAACAATGATGAACTTAGGTGTAGCTACTAACCTTACTGCAGATGAAGCAGCAACAGAGTTTGCAAGATTTGCTAATGCTGCAAATATGCCAATCAAAGATGTAGATAGATTAGGTTCAACAGTTGTTGCTTTAGGTAATAGTACAGCCACAACCGAAAAAGAAATTGTTGAAATGGCACAACGTTTAGCTGGTGCAGGCGCACAAGCAGGTTTTAGTTCTGACGAAATTATGTCAGTCAGTGCAGCAATGTCATCAGTAGGAATCGAGGCGGAAGCCGGCGGTACTGCTATGACACAAGTTTGGAATAAGATGACAAAAGCTGTTGCCGAAGGTGGCGACACTTTAGATAGCTTCGCTAAAACTGCAGGCGTTAGTGGTAAAGAATTTGCACAAATCTGGGAGAATAACCCTAGTAAAGCATTATCAATGTTTGTTAAAGGTTTAGGCGAAACTGAAGGTGGAGCAAAAGGCGTATTAAAAGCCTTAGATGATGTCGGTATCAAAGGAATAAGAGAAGCCGACACAATTAGACGTATGGCTAACAATCATCAAGTTCTAGATAAAGCACTTAAAACAGGCTCAGAAGGTTGGAAAGAAAATAGTGCTTTGACTGATGAAGCTAACATCCGCTATGAAACAATGGGTAGTAAGTTGAAAATGTTAAAAAATACTTTCATCAACTTTGCTAGAACAATTGGAGATGCAGTTGCACCTATCGTTTCATTCTTAGCAGATAAGTTGACTGGACTATTCGAACACTTACAAGGGACAAGTAATGCTACTAAGATAGCAATCGCAGCATTCACTTTATTAGGTGTTGCTATACCTCCGCTCATTGTTGCAACTGGTGTATTAGCACATAGCATCGTAGGTATTTCAGAAGCTATGAAATTGTTAAACGATACTAAAGGTGGGGCTAAGTTCTTTAGCCTATTTAATGGTGGAATTAAAGGAGTTTTACCTAATATAGGGCAGTTATTAACTAAAATACCTCTACTTGGAAGCGCTTTTACTTTATTAACTGGTCCAGTAGGAATAGTCATAGGAGTAATTGCTGCTTTAACTGCAGGAATCGTTTATCTGTGGAAAACAAATGATTCATTTCGCAATTTTGTTATAAATGCTTGGAATTCAATAAAGGATAGTGCAATAGCAGTATTCGGTTTTATCAAACCATATATTATTAATATTTGGGATGGAATAAAAAATTCATCAATTGCGATTTGGAACGCTTTAAAAACTGCTGCAAAAGTAACGTGGAACGCTATTAAGTTTGCTGTTCAGCATCCTATTCAAACGTTAAAAAATATTATTTCAGGTATTTGGAACTTCATTAAAGCAAATAGTTTAAACACTTGGAATTTAATTAAAACTGGCATTCTTAACATTGCTAAAAGTTTAGTTAGCTTAGTACGAGCTAGTTTTAATGGTTTGAAAGCATTCTTCACTATGCTATGGAACTTCATTAAAAATAATTCAATTAGAGCATGGTTAGCTATTAAAAATAGTGTACTTGCGATCATCCGCAATTTTGTTACATTATCTAAACATAATTTTGCAATTCTAAAAGGTTTCCTATCTGCATTGTGGACAAGTATCAAAAATACTGCTATTAAATTATGGACTGCCTTAAAAATTGGAGTGCTAGCCATTATTCGAACATTGGTCAGCACAGCTAGAAACATCCTTAATACATTGAAAAACTTCATTACTCGTCTATGGCAAAGTATTAAAGCAATATCTATCAGAATATGGACTGCCATTAAAAACGGTGTCATTAACGCTATTAAAGGTATGTACAACGGTGTTCGAAAAATATTAGCTAACTTAAAAGCATTTATTACAAGAACGTGGACTGCTATTAAAAATACAACGATAAAATTAGCTAAAGCTTTAAGCAACGGCGTTAAAAATATATTTAATAGTTTGTCTAAAGTAACACGTAGTATCTTTAATAAACTAAAAAACTTCATGTCTAATGTATGGCGTAGTATTAAGAACACTACTGTTAAATCCGCTAAAAGTCTTTGGTCAGGCGTTAAAAGCGTTTGGAATGCTTTATCAAGAGGCACTCGAAGTATTTTCAATAAAGTTAAGAACTTTATGAATAATGTGTGGCGTAACATTAAAAATACAACTGTTCGCTATGTTAAATCATTATGGACAGGTGTTCGTAATACATTCAACAACCTTTATAGAGGTACTCGTAATATCTTTAATCGTGTCAAAAACTTTATGTCTAATACTTGGCGTAGTATCAAGAATACTACAGTTAATATGGCTAAAGGTTTATGGAATAGTGTCCGTAACGTGTTTAACAATATGTCTAACGGGCTTAAAAATATTATTGGAAAAATCAAAGGCCATATAACTGGAATGGTAAGCGCAGTCAAGAAAAGTTTAAACTCATTGATTGGTGCTGTAAACTGGGTAGGCGGTAAATTAGGCGTAGATAGTAAAATACCTAAACTTTCTACAGGTACAGAAAGTACACATACACAAAGTTTTATAACTAACGGTGCAATCAATAGACCTACGTTAGCCACAGTTAATGATAAAGGTAAGGGCAATGGTAAAGGTAGAAATGGTCATCAAGAGTTAATTCAACGTAAAAATGGCTCTCTCTTTGCGCCAAAAGGTAGAGATGTTGTAGTTCCATTAAGCAAAGGCGATAAGGTTATCAATGGTAAAACTACTCAAAAACTTCAAAATCAAGGCTTTATTCCTAAATTCTCCGTAGGTACAAGTGGAGACGATGTTAGAAAACGCATGCTTAAAGATGCTAAAAAACACAAAAAACATAATCATCCTACATTTGATGCTGGAGAAATGATGGCTGGTGCAGGTGGAGCTGGTGGCGCATTTAAAGAAGCGTGGAAGTATGTTACTGATAAAACCAAAAATATTGGTAAAGGTACTAAGAAAACAGCGAAATCATTGTCAGATGGCGCTAAAAAAATGATTAATACTTCTAAAGATGCTTTAGGCGCTGCAGGAACATGGGCCAAAGAAAAAGCAGGAGACTTACTTGATTACGTTGGTAAACCTGGAAAACTTGTTGACAAAGTTCTAAAAGAGTTCGGCGTTGACTTTAGCATGGTTAATGGTGAAATCCCTAAAATGCTTTGGGATGCAATGTGGAAACGTCTTAAAGAAGGTGTGAAATCTTTATTTAGTGGTTGGTTAGATGATGCATCAGAAGGAGATGGTGATGGTAGATATATTAAATATCTTAATAACATCACTACTCGATATAGTCCTAATGGTCCACCACCTGGTTATCCGTTTAACTGGGCGCATCCTGGTATTGACTTACCTTATATTTACGAAAAAGTACAAACGCCTTTAGAAGGTAAAGTTGAAACAAGAAATACAGCTTCTGGTTTTGGTCATCACATCATCGTAAGAGCGAAACCTTATGATGCTTACTTCGGACACCTTAGTAAGTGGCTTGTTAAAAACGGACAGCACGTTAAACCAGGTGACACTATTGGTATTTCCGGTAATACAGGTTCAAGTAGTGGGCCTCACTTACACTATGAAATGAATAAACACGGTTTCGGCTCAATGACAGGACATTCTATTGATCCGGTTAAATGGTTGAAATCACACAATGGTAGTAAAGGTGGAGGTTCAAAAGCAGCAAACGCTTGGAAACCAGAAATCAAACAAGCGTTAAAAGCTAATGGTTTACCAACTACACCAGCATATGTGAACGCTTGGATAAGACAAATACAAACAGAAAGTGGCGGTAATGCAGGGGCTGTTCAAGGAAATATTGGTGACATAAACAATAGGACTGGAAATCTTGCAAGAGGTTTACTGCAAGTGATACCACCAACATTTGCTGCAAATAAATTACCAGGTCACGGTAATATTATGAATGGTTTAGATAATGCTATGGCAGCAATTAATTACGCCAAAAAACGTTATGGTAGAACTGGAATGTTAAAAGTTATCGGCCATGGTCATGGTTACGCCACAGGCGGTTTAATCAAAAATGCAGGTTGGTACAACATTGCAGAAGGTGGTTATCCTGAGTGGATAATTCCAACTGATCCATCTAGACGCAATGACGCTATGAAGATGTTGGCACTTGCTGCACAAGATATTGATAAAAAAAGTAGTACAAGAGGTAATAAACGACCTAATTCGTTACCAAAACCAAGTGGAAGTAACGATAATGATGTGTTGTTACAAATGCTACAAGCACAACAACAACAAATTGCTTTATTAACTCAAATTGTGACAAGTAATCAAACGATTGCAGATAAAAACTTTGAACCAACGATTGATAAATATACACACGAACAACAAGTTTTTAATTCTATTGATAAATACAATAGACAAAAACAAAGAAAATCGAGATTTAAACCGGGGGAGGTAACATAATTGATTGATACTATAAAAGTAAATAACAAGACACTTCCGTGGTTAGTAGTTGAAAGAGGGTTTAAAATACCCTCTTTTAATTTTGGTATTGAAACTGAAGAAGTATTAGGTAGAAGTGGAAGTGTAGTTAAACAAAGACAACTAAAAGAATATAAATTCGAACTTCCATTAATAGTGAGAAATGATTATCTTTCATCTGGTGGTATAAAAACACATGATGATGTGTTGAATGAACTTGTTAAGTTTTTTGATTACGATCATTCAGTACCTTTACAGTTCAAATCACAAAAATGGTATTGGAACGCTTATTTTGAAGGGCCAATTGAGTTAGAAAAGTATAACAAAACTTTTTGGCAGTTCAGTATTAACATTGTTTTAACTGATCCATACAAATATGCGGTAGAAGGCACTAAAAACACAGCTATTTCAGACCAAGTATCAGTCGTAAGTACAGGAACAGCAGACAGTCCTATTATTGTACAAGCAACAGCATTAAAGAATGCGAGTTACTTCTCTATCACTAAGAATAATGAAGATTATTTTATGATAGGTGATGATGATTTAGATAAAAAGGTTGAAGATTATACACCGACTTTATTTAATGATGAGATGCGTTCTTTCTTCGGATGGACTAAAGTCACTAACGGTACTATTAACGACAACGTTACTGGTGGAACAGTTGGTGGTGCTATGGCAATGAGTTCTTCAAAAGACGCTTTTATGCTTGATGAAAGTAGCATTACAAGTACAAGTGGATGGAATGGTGCAGAATATAAGCATTCATTCGGTAAAAGTACTCAAGATTTTAGTTCGACAGTTAAAATACATGTTAATCAAGGTAAAAAAGGTGCAACACATGCGACGCAGTATATATATGACACAGATAACCGTGTGATTGCTTCTATTGGTTATAGCAACCCTAGAGCAACACAAAACATCGGAACAATCTATGTAACATTATTCGACCAAAACGGTAATCAAAAGAAGATATACAGTTATACAAACGCACCTAAGTTTTACACATGGAAACATATAGTAATTTATATGCGGCTAAAACGTATTGGAGATAAGTTTTATATAAAAACATGGAAATATGATGAAGTGGACTATCCTAAACGAATTACACCAGTAGATGTGACTGAAAAAGTATTTGTGGATGCAGGAAACTTCTATCAACGACCTATATCGGCAGTGAGTATCTACATTGCTAAAAATGGTAGTAACTATCATATGCCAACAACGATATTAGGTAGTTATAATCATGAGATTTTACCTAAACCACCTAAAGCAAGAGATTTAATCATTAAAAAAGGCGATTTAATCAATATTAATATGGCAGAAAAGACAGTAACGATTAATGAAGAACCTGCACTCGATTTAAAAACGTTTGGTAGTGACTTCTTCAATATAAATAAAGGGATGAATGAATGTATTATTTATCCCGAAAACACATACGACACGACAGTATATTGGCAAGATAGATATTTATAGATTGGAGGTGGAAAAGTGAAGAATGTAGGAATACATGTACTTGATTTTAATGACAACATCATTGATTTCATTAGTCAAAGTGATGGTGCATTGATTAATGCTGAAATGAGTATGAATGTAGAAGAAAAAACAGAAACTTTTGATTTTACGATTGAAAATACTCGAGCAGAGAAATTAAGAGAACGTAATCGAATTATCGCTCAAGATAATAATGGTACGTTTAGAGAGTTTGTTATCATCCACATCACAGATAATTTTGATGGTACAACTGAAATCGAATGTAACGCTAGTTACTTAGAAGATTTGAAAACAGCAAAGCCTATTAAGCCTGGTAAGTTTGAAGCATATACAACAACACAAGCGCTACTCAAAACACTTGCTGATACAGGTTGGGAAGTGTCTGACGATACTGAATACGGTGGAAATAGAACAACATCATGGACTTCTCATACAAATCCGTTTGATTTAATTTATATGCTTTGTACTACTTACGACATGGTCCCTAGTTTTTATATTGAATTAGGCGCACATACTGTTGAACATCGTTATGTATCAATCACTAAACCTAAAAACTTATTCAAAGGTAAGGAAATTACTAAAGGTAAAGACTTAACAGGTATGACAAGAACGATTGATCTATCTGAAGTGAAAACTGCTTTACTTGCAGTTGCTCCTGAAAAAGAAGATGGCTCAAGAATTGAAACTGTTGTAGTAGATGATGAAGCACAAGAGATTTTCGGACTTCCTAATCGTTATATTTGGGATGTATATGAGCCTGAAAGTAACGATGAGAATATGACACTTAAACGTTTGATCACACTTGCTAAAACAGAACTCAACAAACGTAACCAAGCAGCGATAAGTTATGAAGTTTCTTCAACTGATATTCATAAATATTATAACGATGTAACAGTACATCTTAGAGATATCGTAAGGGTAAAAGATAGAGATTTCAGACCACCGTTATATATAGAAGCAGAAGTTATAGGTATTAAGTACAACTGGCTAGCAGATGAAAGTGAATTTACTTTTGGCAATGTCATTGAATACGAAGAAACCAAACTAAGAGAGTTCTTTACTAGGAAACTTGATGAAATTACTAAAAAACTTAATGATAATATTTCCAACGTAAACACAATCGTGAGTGATGTTGTAGCTGGAGAGTTAGAATATTACGAACGTAAGATATTTAAAGGTGCAGAGCCACCAGAAAACCCACAAAACGATACATTATGGTATGACACATCAAACCCTGATGTTGCAGTACTACGTCGTTACTGGAATGGTAAATGGATCACTCAAACTGCTGATGATGTAGAAAAAATCGGTGGTTTAAGACGTGAGCAAGTGATGTATCGAGATTTAAATAATAGTTTCATCAATTTAACTATTCAACATAGTAAGTTACAAAATGATGTGTACGATGTGTTAAATAATGAATATCTTGTCGATGATGATTTAAAAGCAAACTTAAACCAAGCATTATCAGATGTAGACAACGTGTATCAAAACATCAAGACAAATTTAGATAGCATGGATGAAGATACAGCAACAATAGGAAAATTAGTTGATACACAAACTTTATTTACAGTGTATCGAGAAAAGTTACAAACATTATATAAATACGTTACTGAGGCTAAAATTTCTATTGATAAACGGTTGAAATTACTTCAATCACAATATACTGATGAGAAATTTAATGATGCTATGGATAAAATAGCTCAATCGTTGCCTAATGGTCGTTGGGATAGTGAAAATCAACAATTATATGCTGATATTCCTAATCGTAATGAAGTAGAAAATCTTAAAACTACATTACAAGATTATACAGACGGTCAAATAAGCAATTTAAACAGTGTTTTAGGTAAGGAAATAGATAGTAAAATTAAAAATACTAAAGATGAAATTAGTGCAAATGTAAGAAGTATTGAGCATAAGATAGATGGCATTGAAGTTGGTGGTCGAAACTTAATCAGAAATAGTGAAAAAATTACCGATTACATTATACTTGCTAGTGTTGAAAAAGCTGGTACTTATTCATTAGGCTTTGAGCCACATTTTACAGAAAATATTCCAAGTGAATTTGGTTTATATTACGGTGGAAATATAGATGTCTTAGCGAATGACAAACCACGAATTACACATACATTCGAAGTAAGTGAAGATAGAATAGGTAAGGACATAAGGTTATTCTTCGGTGGCACATACAAGACACATAAAGATTTTGTAAATAAAGGCTATATAAGTAAGGTTAAATTGGAATATGGCGATTTTGCTACTGATTGGACACCGGCACCAGAAGATATTGAAGATAAAATTTTAAATTCTAAACAAGAAGCAGAAGAAGCAGCTAAAGCATACGCTAAAGCACAAGATGAGTTAAAACAGACAGAAATACAAGCATACGCTGACGGTATTGTTAGTAAAGAAGAACAAAGAGCAATAGCTGACGCAATAGCAAAGCGTGATGAAGCGAAAGAATACGCAGAGCAAAAAGCACAAGAGGCGCAAGAGGCAGCAAATAAAAATATATCTAATCAATTAGAGCCTATCACAACACGCGTAACAAAAAACGAGGCAAGCATAACAGAATTAGATAGTCAAATCAGTGCAATGGCTAAAAGCGAAGATGTAGCACAGAAATTAAGAGATGTTGACGGACGTCTTGCACCTTTAGAAACGACAGTTCAAAGTAATAAAGCAACACTTGATATTTTGCCTACACAAATTGATAGTAAGGTATCAAAACAAGATTACACTTTAGATAAAGATGATATAGTTGAAAGATTAAATAATGCTGATAGTGAAAGAAAACAACTTTCAAATGAAATCACTGATAAAGTTACTTTAACTAAATTTGAAAGTGGTATAACAGAAGCTAAAAATTATACTGATAACGTAAAAAAAGAAACAGAGAACTATACAGACAATCAAATCAACAATTTAGATGTTGGAAGTGAAAACTTACTTTTAGACAGTGAAAGTCGAAGTGATTTTTCAACTTATACTGGTTATTCATATACAAGTTATTATTTAACACACCCTTTAGAAATAGGTAAAACTTATAGTGTAAAAGCTGATATTGTTACTACCGATGAAAGACAAAGTGGGAAAACCTCTATTTTCCCATATAGTCCTTCAGGAATAAGAGATACGGTAGATATTAAAGACGGTAAAATCATGTATACATTTACAGCACAAGCTGAAAGTACACAATTTTTAATTTATAAAGATGTGGCCGGACAATCTGATGTTAATTTAAATGTAACAGTCGAAAAAGCTATCTTAGTTGAAGGCGATAAAATTACAGGTTGGGCGCCAGCGAATGAAGATGTTAAAAAAGATATAAAACAAGCTGAAACAAACGCTAAAAATTACACAGATGAGTACAAACGTTCTAATGACATAGCCATGACTAAACTTGAAACATCAATCACTCAAAATGGCGATAAAATAGCTTTAAAAGTTGACGAACAAAAGTTTAACGCTAGTCGTAAAACGTTATCTCAAGTCATTTCAGAAATATCAGCCACAACTAAGGGGATAAATTTAAGTTACGATGAGAATGGTAATATCCAATCTTACACAATGGATAAAAACGGTATTCAACTTAGAGGCGATAAAGTAGATATTACAGTCAATAAAGACTTCAATGTTATGGCAAGTAAAGTTGATGATAAGGTCGGTAAAAACGAGATTATCAATCGTTTAAATTTAAGTCCCGAAGGTCTAGATATTAATGTTAATAATATTGGTATTCGTGGTGGGGATAGTGTTGATTATATAGATATTAGAAACAATTCTATCCTTTCTTATGGTTCTTTCACACGTACTTGGGCTAATGTAACTGATATCGCTAATTTAAGATTAGGTATTCAAGGCGGTACTGTAAAAGTACAAAATAGAACAACTGGTTATAACTTATATTTAACTGAAAAAGGGTTGTCAACAATGCTTGCTGGTGCAGGGGACGAAACAGCAGGTACATTAGAATTTCATTCTACAAAATATAATGATACCTCTCGTGGTGTTCGACTACATTCCACATACGGTGCAGTAGCATTAGAAAGTGATTACAGTCGTATTATTCTAAATGCAAACTTAACTGTAAACATTGAAAGTAACTATGGTATTTACTTCAGACCTTACCGTGATAACCGAACTGGAAACAATGAATTTGCTATGTATGTAAAACAAAACAATAGTGGTGCATACACAGACGGTGTTCTTAAATACGGTAATGTTTCAAGTGATACGTCACAATATGGTTCAGGAATAAGATTTAGTAAAAGTTCTATTAACAGTACAATTTATGCTACCAATAAAGATGGTGACATTGGGACAGGTCATTTCTTTGCAGATAAATTATATGGAGACTTAACTGCTAAAGGAAGCAATGCTTATATTTTAGTAGATGACGCATTACGTATAACCGATAAAAAAGGTTACAACAATGGTAATGTGAATTACAAAGACTTGCAATGCTTAGATGTACAAGCGAACTCTATAAGAGTTAATACAGCTAAAGATTTCTATATCGGCGTATCTACAAACGAATTACGTGTTACAAACAACTTATTCTGGAACGGTGGCGATACTGGTTACAAACCAGTTAGAGCATCAGCCTTCAACAACGCATCACTCGAACAATATAAAACTGATATTAAAAAATGGGATTATGATGCTTTAACAGTCATTGCTAATGATTTAGATCTTTACCAATTCAAATACAAAAATGAAGAAGGTAATGAAAAAGGTTTAAATCACAGAGGTGTAGTTATCGGTAGAGATTACAAAACACCTGATGAGTTTATTTATGGTGATGGCGTTAATCTTTATGAAATGGTTACATGGTCACTTAGAGCAATACAACAACTAAATGAAAAAATAAACACATTGGAGGAACAATTAAATGAACAATCAATTACAAGCTAATCCAAGTTATGTTATCGAGGAGTTAGTTACTCAAAACGCTAAACTTTCACAAGAAAATGCAATGTTAAGAGCAGTAATTAGAGAGCAAGAAGAACAACAAAATAATGAACAAACAAGTGCTGAAGGAGAGTAACCTTTAGCACTCTTTTTATACCAAATTTTAGGAGGAATTTATCATGGCAAATGAAATCGTAAAAAACACAGAAAGTTACATCTTAGTACAAGTGAATGAAAAAGGAGAAGAAGCAGCTTTATCTAATGACTTTAGAGGACAGTTCTACCCTACTACTAATGTAAATACCGCGACTAAATTTGATGATTTAAATAAAATTAAAGCACTTGCTAGTCGTTTAAACAGCTTAAACGAACTAAATTATGAATTTGGTATTATTCCAGAAAAAGTAACTGTTAAACCAGTAAAGCTAACAACTTTATTAGAGTACGTGGGAGAAACTGAAACTAACGCAGAATAGGAGTTTTGAATATGAAAGAAAATTCATTTAACTACAAAGTGTTAGCTATCTTTATCTTTGGTTTTGGCTTACTTATGTTTGAAAGAGGTTTCTTTTGGACTAAGGAACAAAATACAGTATTAAGTGATAGTGATTTCTATCTAACACTCCATCAAGTTATGCCTATTTGGTTATGGGGCGTTTTAGGAATGCTTTTTAGTTTGTTTATTATTCTTGCACCTATCTTCTTACCTAAACAACAAGTGAATAATAAATTTAACTTCTTACTTATCTTTGGTGGTAGTGGGAATGCAATTTATTATTTCTTACTCACTTCTGCAAGTATTTTTAATGCGATTAATTGGTTAAGTCCAGTACAGTTTGCAACCTTATCAATGATTAATGCATTAATCGCTTACTATGGGGGTGCAGACTTTGCAGGAAAAAGATGAACGTTTCGTATTAAGAGAAGAGTGGATAGATAACACGAGTAAAATTCATCGAAAAATAGATGAGAATGATAAACGACACACTAGTGAATTGAAAGACTTGAATAATAAGGTAGATAAACAAATCATCTATCAAAAACAAGCGTTTGAAAGTCAAGAACGCTCAGAAAAGCATTTAGAGAAATTGAACGAAACAATGAAGAAATTCGGTGAAGATTTCACTGATGTTAAGTATCAAGTTAAAGATCATAGCAAACAACTTGAAACGTTTAGTGAAGTCATTAAAGAAAAACAAGGTTACAACGTAAAAATTATAGTTGCAATTATCAGTGGTATTGCTTCGGTACTAGTCGGAGCATTAGGTTTTGCAGCTGCATTCTTTTAAACAATCTAAGTCGGCACTTATGTGTCGGCTTTTTTAATACAAAAATAGGAGTGGGAAGATGAAGATAAATTGGAAGAATAGATTTAAAAATGGTGCTACTTTATCAGGTTTAATCAGTTTACTACTATTACTAATAAAGCAAGTAACTGAAATGTTTGGCATTGATCTATCACATCAACTTACACAAATAAGTGGTATTATCGGTACAATCTTAGCAATTTTAGCTGGTTTAGGTTTAATTACTAACCCTAACACAAAAGGCTTATCCGATGCTGGCATTGATTTAGAATTAAACAAACCACGTAATCAAGATACACATCCAGTAGAATTTAAAACAAATGACAAAGAAATAGTTATACCCAACACACTCACACCTAAAGAATACGACACATCAGAAGAATTCACAGATGATACAGATGAAGTTACTCCAGATTATTCAACAGGTGGCGGTTCTCTTGATGATGTACCAGAAGAAGAACACGATAATTCATCAGATAAAGCAATAGTGGAGGTTGATAGTGATGAAAACACAAGCAGAGATTAATAAACGGTTAGATGCTTATAGAAAAGGCACAGTTGATAGTCCATATAGAGTTAAAGTTTGGACGAGTTACGATAACCGTTTCTATCCAATGGAACCGGGCTGTATCGATGTAGACAAAAGTTTCCACGCTCAATGTGCTGATTTAACAATCGACTATATTTTGTGGCTTACTGATAATGAGTTTAGAATTAGAGGGAATGCAAAAGATGCAATAAACCCTAAAAAGAATAAGTTGCCAGAAGGATGGAAAATTGTTTTAAACAGACCTTCAACAGTCCCTAGAAAAGGTTGGATAGCTGTTTTTACTGATGGAACTTATTGGGAATACGGTCACATTGGTATGGTTTATGATGGTGGTAATACAAGTCGTTTTCAAATTTTAGAGCAAAACTGGAATGGTTGGGCTAATAAGAAACCTAGCCTACGTTGGGATAATTATTATGGTTTAACTCATTTTATTGTTCCACCAGTAGCTAAAGAAAATAAAGCTGTTTCATCAAGCAAACAACAAGCACCTAAACAAAAAGTTAAAAAAGCATTACCTAAAATCACTAAACACATCACTGGTTATAATATGGATAAACGAGGTTACAACCCTAAAGGTGTAGTTTTACACAATGATGCAGGAGGTATGAACTATAAACAATATTACAACAACTTAGTTAATGCTAACTATGACCGTTTAGCGCGTGGTATCGCACATGCTTATGTTGATAGAACAGGCATTTGGGAAGCAATAGACGAAAGTCGTATAGCGTGGCATGTAGCAGATGGCACTCGACCTGGAAGTGGTAATCATGATTTCTACGGTATCGAAGTGAATCAATCATTACGTGCAAGTGATAAAGAATTCTTAGAGAATGAACAAGCTGTTTTCCAATTCGCAGCAGAAAAACTTAAAAAGTGGGGATTACCAGCAAACAGAAATACCGTTCGTTTGCATAATGAATTTAGTCAGACAAGTTGTCCACACAGAAGTATGGTGCTTCATACTGGTTTAGATCCGTTGTATCACTCAATTACTGAACATGCACGACTAAAATTAAAAGATTACTTCATTAAACAAATTAGAGCGTATATGGATGGTAAGAAACCAACTTCTAAAGTAGTTGTAAGCAAACCGGGTAGTGCTTCTACACCAGCTACACGTAAAGACGCTAACGGTTATAGAGAAAATCCGCATGGGACGTTATATAAAGAAGAACACGCAACATTTACAGCAAATGCTAACATCATCACTCGTTACGTTGGGCCTTTCACAAATATGCCTCAAGCTGGCATTTTAAAAGCTGGTCAAACGATTATATATGATGAAGTAATGAAACAAGACGGTTATATTTGGGTAGGTTACACTGCATATAATGGCAAACGTGTTTATTTACCAGTTAGAAAATGGAACAGAGAAACAGATAGTGTAGGTAAATTATGGGGAGTAATCAGTTAGATATGCTATTATAGATAAACAATAACATCTTTATAAACACTATATTCTAGGGGACAAGTTTAGTGCTTGTCCCTCTTTTTTTATGTTATAATCAAATAGAAATTGCGGTACACATCTGAGGAGTGTACTTGAGGTTAACTGTTGCGACGGTTATCTCTTTTTATGTTATAATAAATTTGAGGAAACAGTGCATAGCACTGGCGTACCCAGTTATGTAAATAATTGGAGTTACGTTTTATATGTACGGAGGACTTACTTGCGTTTTAGCAGTGAGAAGCTGACCGTATCATTTTTTAAGCTACCTAACATGTCACTGGGTAGCTTTTTATGTTATAATAGGTATGATTAAAGCAAGGTATCGAGATGACAATTAGCTACTGTCTTAGGTCTAAAGTCGAAAGATGAAATGGCCACTCATATATTGTGATTAGTCGTTGGTTCTAGCTAGTGACACCATTCTAGCTGTATAGCCATTCTTTATTATGGTGCTTATTTTTATAAGCGCTCTATGATGAGGAGTGGCTCTTTTTATGTTATAATAGAGACACCTCAAAAGTTTATGATAATTAGCATGATTATCACTTTTATATTTTAAAAGGCAACACTATATTCTAACCACGTTCTTATGAGCGTGGTGTTTTTTTATACATAAAAATAGTGTTACAAGCACTACCTACCCTGTAACACTACTACCA